CTGATGCGGGTACCGAGGCGACGATCGATGTTGCGAACACCGTAGAGAACGTCCCAGCGGTGCATATGGGTATCGTTCGTCCCATCACTCGTCCGCCAGTAGCGGACGGTGACGCCCGTTGCCGGATCCGTTGCGTAGCTGGCAGTACCCGTGAACGGGTCGGTCAGCTTGGCAAAGACCAGAGCGATCGAGCTCTTGTGGAAGACGGCGTTCTGAGTATAGGTCGTGTTCCCAGCGCCCTTCCAGGTGATGGCCGCGTTGTTCGCAGGAGCCGCCGTGACGGTCTTGTAGGGACCGTCGATGATGATCGGATTGGCGATCGTGAGAGTCGCGTTGCCGCTACCGTCCGCCACCGCGTCTTCCAGAACGACCATCTCGTACAGAAAGCCAGTGTCGGCTTTCGTACGCGGGTTTACCGCATAGCAGCCCGCCGCCGTGAAGACCTCGCCGCGCTTGATCGTATGACCAGCGGTGAGATTCTTGATGTTGAACGTTTGCTTGTAGTCGTTGGCCGAGACCGAGAGATAGGTGACGTTCTGGTTGGCCCCGTCGACCTGCGCCGCGCCGGACTGAGCGCGAGAGCCGGTGGTCAGGTTCACGACCGACTGCGTCATGTAGGGCTGAACGTTGCCGACCATCGGCAGGCGAGCGCGGCGCAGAGCATCTTGCGCAACGTTTTCCTGCGTCTGAAGATCGACGAAGTTCCCCGCCAGCGCCCACCAGTCGTTCGGCCCCAGAACACCGCAGCGATCGGAACCCGGAACAGCCATCATGTCCAGACGCTTGGGAGCTTCGAAGAAGTCCTGCGCACTGTTGATGGTCTGGCCAGGAGTACCGACCCAGTTCGGGAACTCGAGAACGCACTCCATCAGGTCGGAGTCGATCTCTTGGGCGATCGCCGCAGCCTGCGCGTTCATGATCGAGCTCTTGAGCAGACCATCGACGGTCAGCGTGTCTTCCAGCGAAGAGAACTCGATGTCGACACCGCGCTGGCGGTCGATGCGAATGGGGGCTTCGCCCTCGATCACATCCTGCACCTGCGCGACCTGTCCTTCACGAACCACGAATTCCGGCGGACGCTTGATGTACAGCGTCGAGCCGATCTTCTTGAACTCGTTGTTGAACTGCGTGGTGACGAGCCGACCCATGACGAGATTGTTCACGAGCAGCTTGAGCATGACGTTGGCGTAAACCTTCGGATTGAGAAGGGTATTGGGCATGATGAAAGTCTCCTGTTACCGACTGCTGAGGACAGTATCGGCGTATTTCGAAAAAGCAGCGAAATCTTCAGTATCGCCATCCACAGCGAACTTGCCACCGGCTCCGCGAACACGGTTCGGCGGGTTAGGAGCGCTGGGAGCGACTTTCGGAGGAGTTGCAGGAGCCTTGGGTGCGCTCGCCAGAGCTTCGAACCGTCCCTCCAGACGGGCAATGGCGCGCATTTGTTCGTAAGGATCCATAGCGGCGATGCGGCGGCTCTCCTCCGGATTGGAGGCGAGATAATAAGCCACGTCCGGACCGAATTCGCTGTTCTTGATGAGCAGCGCTCCGACCGCACTGAGTGCCCAATCATCGCGATCAGCACCCTTCACCACCTTCTCGACGAAGTCAGGATACTGCTCAGCTACCCGCTGGTCAGTGATGCGCTGATTCCACGAGGTTTCGATCGCTGCAAGTTCAGCCTTGACGGCTCGTTGCTGTTCTTGAGCGACGAATTCCTGCCGAGCGTTCCACCGCGCCGTGTCCGCGATATACTTTGCATCGGCAAGGCCGAATTCGTAATTCGCGGGGTCAGGTTCAGGATCATTGTCCTGCGCGGGTGCTGGCGGAGCCTCTTGAGGGGCAGGCTTTTCAAGAGCGGCCAGCCTTGCTTCTGCGGCTTCGCGAGCACGAATCGCTTCAGCAAGTTGTTCTTCGAGAGTGGGAGCTGCGGGCTTCGAATTTTCGGTGTTGTCGGCCGTGGCATCTTGTTCAGGCGCAGGTGGTTGCTCTGCCGGAGGAGCCTCCTGCTGCTTTTCATGCTCAGCCACGCTCTGCAGAAAATCTTGGAAGTTCTCCTCAGCCCCGAACTCAGGAGTAGGGGCGGGGGCGGGGGTATCGGCGGGGGGAGCGCTCGATCCACTGGCAGGTGTGGAGGCGCTGCTGCCCCCGCCGCCCGCGTTGCCTTCCGAGCCGGCTGGTTCGCTCGGAAGAGCGGGATAGAACTGGTGAACCCTGTTGATAATCATGGTCATTTGCCTTTCTTCGGTGTGCGGTTAGACCGCGGGGGTTGTTGCGCACGAGCCGAGAGCGAAAGCTCTTTAGCACTTGCGCTCCTTTTTAGCAAGTCAATTTTTTGCCGCGCCATCAGGGGCGCTGCTGCTGCCTCCGCCTCAGCCTTGGCTGCATCTGCCTGCGCGCGAAGGGCTTCTGCCTCCGCCTTGGCCGCGCGGGCCTGCGCTTCACGCGCCGCAAGTTGAGCTTGTTCAAGCTCAGCTGCGGCTTTCTGCAGCTCGATTTCACGCATCATCTGCGCGTGTTGCGCCTGCGCAGCAAGCTCTTGTTCCTGCATCTGCTGCATCATCATTGCCTGCTGCTCAGCGGCTCCGGCTTGCTGCTGCTGTGCCAGTGGATCAGCTTCGTCCGTATCCGGTTCGATGACCCCCGCCTTCTCCATGGCCGAGCGCAGACGCTCACTGATCTCATGCGCCTGAGGCCAGTCCATGCTCTTGACCAACAGGTCGCCCGCAATGTCGAACAGTTGAGGAGCGGTCTGAACGAGGGTGGTCATGGCTTCTCGTGCCTCTTCGCGCTGAGTGGCGAAGCTCGGGCCAGTTTCAAGCGACACTTCGTAGCGCCCAGAAGTGATGTTGGGGCTGTTCTCATCAGTCGGATCATTCAATGTCACGAGCAGACGTTTGTCATCCTCGCCAATAATGAGTGCGGTGCGCGTATTATCGAAAGCTAGCGGCAGAAGCTGATTGACCACGTCGCCGACTTCCAAGATGGCCGCGTTCATGTTGTCGTGGTAAGTGACAACCGCAATGTCACCTTGCATCTTACGCGCGTTGATCGCGCGCCCGCTGATTTCATTCGAGCGCATTCCGAGGCTAGCCTCGTGAATACCGGTGACGTCCTTGATATCCTGCTGATTGAGTTGAGCCTCTTGCAGCAAAGCGGTCGGAATAGTCGGCGGATCAAGTCGCTGCGGTGGCTCGGTGTTCTTGTTATGAATTAGAATGAGCTCGCCGTTCAGATGCGCCATGCGCCATTCGTTCTCGCGCCCTTCGACCGAATCTTCACTTGCGAGCCACTGCGCCTTGGGAGCAAGGGCCAGAAGTTCCGCAGCGTTGCTGCGCCACAGATTCTTCATTCGCTGGCTGTCTTTCGCAAGACGTACGAGACCGAAGCGAACGCGATCTTCGCCGACGCGCACCACACGTCCCTCGACCTTGATGATCGGAAGCCGAGTCAGAGGAATTTCGTAGTCTTCGGTCAGCACTGCATGGCCACAGACGATGTTCATGCGGGCATACGTGCGGTAACTCTGACGAATTCGCGGCTGTCCGTTGGAGTCGAGTGCGACCATGTCCATGTATTCTTCAGGCGGCTGGCCAGTGACGTCTTTGACATCACCATCTTGCATCAGAGCGAATGTCGCAGGCTTGTCCACAAGCCGCCAGAACTCAGTAAGTCTCACGAAGTCTTTCTCAAACCACCCGGAAGCTGTCAGAGTGGCCGTGACATCGTCGCCCAGCGAGCTAGGCGGCGGAACATTCGGATACATCTTCTCGAAGACAGAAATTGGAATGCTGTCTTCCACGAAGCAGTGCCGCGCGTCGCGCCCAGTGGGATCGACACTCATGCGATCCCACACGACAGCAAGAGGGTTGGGAACATGGCGAATGATGATGTCTTGATCGAACACATCATTCGCCGCATACTCAAGATCGACCCGCAGATTGCCGATACCACACGAAACCTGATCTTCGCAGGCCGCGTCGTAAGCGCGGTCGGCACGACAGCTTGCTTCGATGCCGCGTATCAGGCCGCTGCGAACTTCCGCCTCGGCGCGGTTGCCATCGCGCTTTGGAGCGACCCGAATGGCTGTCTTGTTCATGCGTCGATCACCGATGACCTGCCCGACGAACTGCGGAAGAACATTGATGGTCAGACACGGCCGACCCTGTTTTTGACGAATTGCCAGAACCTGTGGATCCCACTGATCTCCGGCCAGAAACCGAAGATCACTCAGCGCAGCCTCGCGATTGTCGCGGTCGTAGGCTACGTCGGCCGCATATTCTTTGCGTACGTACTCGAGAAAGTCTTCTTCGCTCTTGTAGCCGTCAGGAATAATCGGCTTCCGCGCTTCAGGAGTACCCAAATCGTTTTCGTCGTCAGGATTCACGCTTCATTCTCCTTTGTCGCGTCGATGAGATCGTTCAGAATAGCAAGTTCTGCGCGCAACATGGCCACGTTCTGCTCATATCCAGGCCGTGCCGTGCCGTCTGGGCGAG